TGGTGCAAGTTTGGCTATTACTAAAGTTATGAGAAAACTAAAACCGAAGATGTAAAATGAGTCTCTTTTATAATGCGAACATAAATCTAAAGGCAACCAATACTCCTATTCAGTTTACTAAGGAACAAGTTGCTGAGTATATTTTATGTAAGAATGATCCGATCTATTTCATTAAGAACTATTGTAAAATTATTTCTTTGGATTTTGGTCTTATTGATTTTAAATTATTCGATTATCAAGAAAGATTCTTAGATACTATCCATAAAGAAAACCGTGTTGTGAGTATGCAACCTCGACAAAGTGGTAAGACACAAGTGGTTGCGGCATATCTTCTCTATTATACATTGTTCAATGAAAATAAAACTGTCGCTATTCTAGCTAACAAAGCAGTCGCTGCTAGGGAAATTTTATCTCGTTATCAATTAATGTATGAGTATCTTCCTAGTTTCCTTCAACAAGGGGTGAAAACTTGGAACAAAGGTGATATAGAATTAGAAAATGGTTCTAAAGTATTTACATCTGCTACTTCCGCATCAGGTATTCGTGGTAAATCTGTAAACGTCCTGTACATAGATGAAACTTCAATCATCCCTAATAATGTCGCTGAAGACTTCTTCACATCAACCTATCCTACTATTTCTTCTGGTAAAACAACCAAGATTATCCTAACATCAACACCATTAGGGTATAATCACTTTTGGAAGTTTTGGAATGAAGCAGAAACTGGAATCAATGGCTTTGTTCCAGTTAGAGTCAACTACTGGGATCATCCAGATAGAGATGAAGAATGGGCAAAAAAACAAAGAGAATTGCTTGGAGACCTGAAATACAGCCAAGAAATAGAATGTTCATTTTTGGGTTCATCTTCAACACTAATAAATAGTGATGCCCTAGCAAGACTTTCGGCATCTCCTATAATGTATTCTAAAGATAATTTTGATGCATATGAAAGACCTATGATCGGTAGGGTGTATGCAATGATTGTTGATGTTGCAAAAGGTGTTGGTGGTGATTACTCAGCATTTACATTAATTGATATAACAGAAACACCTTATAAAGTAGTTGCTAAATATAAGAATAATACAATCAGTCCATTACTGTTTCCAAATATCATATACAAAGTGGGGATGGAATATAATTGTGCCAATATTCTTATTGAAGGTAATGTTGGTGAACAGGTAGGATATATCCTTTACAATGAGTTAGAATACGAAAACATTTTATTTATAAATAGAGGTGTGGCTGGTCAAACTATCACTGGCGGTTTTGGTTCAGGTAAGTCACAAGTAGGTATCATAACAGATAAAAAAGTAAAACGAATTGGTTGTTCTTCGCTTAAGATGTTAATTGAAGAAACTAAATTATTAATACCTGATGCAGATATTATATCAGAACTTTCCACATTTATAGAAGTTAAAGGTTCATTTGCAGCAGATAATGGTTATCATGATGACTTAGTGATGACATTAGTTTTATTTGGTTGGTTAGTCACTCAACCCTATTTTAAAGAATTAAACAATGTAGATCTTAGACACATGATCTACCAAAATCAAATTAGACAAATTGAAGACGAATTAACTCCATTTGGTTTTTATAACGATGGACAAGATTCTGAAGTTCTTTATAATTTTTAGAGTTTTCAATTATTATAAATACTAACAATGATGAATTTAATCATCGTAAACTATATATTTTTTAACAAGGAGCATTATTATGGCATTTGCACTTTCTCCTGGCGTAACCGTCGTAGAAAAAGACTTTACTTCAATAGTACCAGCGGCATCATCTTCTACAGGTGCTTTTGCTGGTGCTTTTCAATGGGGTCCTGTTTTGGATCCTATCACAGTATCCTCAGAAAACGAACTAGTTCGTCTTTTTGGTAAACCAAAAGATGGTAATATAAATTCATTTTTTACCGCTGCTAACTTTTTAGCTTATACAAATAACTTAATTGTTGCTAGAGCTGATTCATCTAACCAAAAAAATGCTGTTTCTACTCCAACTGGTGTAGTTAGTGCAACTTTTGTTATTTCTAATGCTGGTACAGGTTACTTAGGTATTCCTACTGTAGCAATTGCTGCTCCTTCTGATATTGATGGAACACAAGCAACGGCTACTGCAGTTATTTCTGGTGCGGGTATTACTTCTATTGCTGTTGGTACACCAGGTTCTGGTTATACTACTACTGCACCTACTGTTGTTATTGCTGCACCTGATAAAGTTGGTGGTGTTCAAGCTGTTGCTCATGCTACTATTAATGCTGGTGTTGTTGCAACTGTCGTTATCGATACTGCTGGTTCTGGATATAGTGTTGCTCCTGTAGTAACTTTTACTGGTGGTGATGGTACTTCTGCTGCAACAGGTACTGTTGTTATTGGTGGTTCAACTGTAACAGGTATCACTATAGTAAATGCTGGTTCTGGTTATACTACTACTCCTGCTGTTACTTTTGCAAGTGGTACTGGTTCAAACGCTGCCGCAACTGCTGCATTGATCTTAGGTGCTGGCACAAAAATTAAAAACCTTGATGATTACGAAACAAACTTTGTTAACGGTGCCGGTATCGTTGGTGAATTTGTTGCAAAATATCCAGGTACTTTAGGAAACTCTTTAAAAGTATCTATGGCAGATGCTGCTACTTATGCTGCTTGGACTTATAAAGCTGAATTTGATTCTGCACCTAGTACATCAACTTATGTTTCTGAACATAGTGGTAGCAATGACGAATTACATATTATCGTAATTGACGAAAAGGGTGCTTTTACTGGTACTTCTGGTGCAATTTTAGAAAAATTTGCTTATGTTTCTAAAGCATCTGATTCAAAGAAATTTGATGGTTCTAATAACTACTATAAAGAAGTTCTTAACAGAAGTTCACAATATATCTGGTGGACTGATCATACTTCTGCTGTTACTGGTACAACTGCTTGGGGTACTGAATCAATTAATGCGTCTTTCAAAAGTTTAACTGCTTTTGTTACTCGTTCTTTAACTGGTGGTGTTGATGATTTAGACTCTACTTTGGGTCAATTAATGTCTGCTTGGAGTTTATTTGCAGACGACTCAAGATATGATATTAGTTTACTACCTGTTGGTAAAGCACAATCTGCACTTGCTATTCACGTTATTGGAATTGCAGAAACAAGAAAAGATTGTGTTGTATTCATATCACCTGAAAATGTTTCTACACATGACATTATTACTGGTACTGGTTCAGTTGCTGTTGATGCTATCAATGCTTACAGAAACGCTCTTCCTAGTAGTTCTTATGCTGTATTAGACTCTGGTTACAAATATCAATATGATCGTTATAACGACAAATACAGATATGTTCCATTAAATGGTGATATTGCTGGTTTGTGTGCTAGAACTGATTTGACAAATGATGCTTGGTGGTCACCAGGTGGTTTAAATCGTGGTCAGATTAAAAACTTAGTTAAACTTGCTTTCAATCCTTCTAAAACTGATAGAGATAACTTATACAAAAATGCAGTTAACCCTGTTGTATCATTTCCTGGTCAAGGTACTGTTCTTTTTGGTGATAAAACTCTACTCGCTAAACCATCTGCATTTGATCGTATCAATGTTCGTAGATTGTTTATCATTCTTGAAAAATCAATTTCTAAAGCAGCACAATACCAATTGTTCGAATTTAACGACACATTTACTAGAGCACAATTTGTAAATATGGTAGAACCTTTCCTAAGAGATGTTAAAGGACGCAGAGGTGTTACTGATTATGTAATCAAATGTGATTCTATTAATAACACAGGTGAAGTTATTGATCGTAACGAATTTGTTGGTGATATATTTGTGAAACCAGCTAGAAGTATTAACTTTATAACATTGAATTTTGTTGCAGCTAGAACAGGTATTAATTTTACTGAAATTGGCGGTTAAGGTATAGTTTTATGGGGTAAGTAAAATCTTACCCCAACATTCATTTAAAAGGAAAATATTAATATGGCTACAATTCAAGAATTTAAATCGGCACTATCTAATGGTGGTGCTAGAGCGAACCAATTTGAGGTAATATTACCTTCTTGGGATAGCAATTCAAATCAAAAAAGTAGATTTTTATGCAAATCTGCTTCATTACCAGCGTCTGATATCCAAGATATAGAAGTTCTTTATCGCGGAAGACCTGTGCATTTTGCTGGTGAAAGAACATTCCAACCTTGGACTGTTACTGTAATCAACGAAACTGATTTTTCTATCAGAACTGAAATGGAAAATTGGATGAATGCTATTAGCATGACTTCACAAACAAACGGTATAACCAATCCTGGGTTATATCAAAGAAATATGAGTGTATATCAATTAGACAGAAATGAACAACAAATCTATGAATATTCATTCTTTGATGCCTATCCAACTAATGTTTCAGAAATTCAATTATCTTTTGACCAAGGTCAACTGATTGAAGAATTTCAAGTGACTTTCACTTATAACTATTGGATTAGTGTTAACTTAGGTGGCGGATTTGTATCTGAAGCATTATCTACAATAGGTAAAGGTTCTAATGCAATTGGTGCTATCAAAGGTTTATTTTAAAGTATAAATATAATAAAATAATTTAATACTATAGGTTTATAATGGAAATTTTTGGAATTAATTTAACCAAAAAGAAATCGAATGTTAAGGTGGTGGCGAGTGTTGTTTCGCCACCTCTTGATGACGGTTCAACATTGGTGTCTGCTGCAAATTACTATGGTATTTCTGTAGACCTTGATGGTAGTTTAAAAAACGAAAATGAACTTATACGAAAGTATAGGGAAACGTGTAACTATCCAGATTGTGATTCAGCCGTTGAAGATATTGTTAATGAAGCTATTATTGCAGATGGTATTAATCCAGTTGTAGAACTTAACTTGGATGATTCTAAAATATCAGACTCTATTAAAAAGAAAATTAGTGAAGAATTTAAAATAGTTCTAA